TCGAGATTTCCGGCGACAAGCAGACTTGCATGTTGATTCAGCGTATGAAAGCTTTCAAGTCCAAGGACTTCACCAAGGAGCTGACCAGCGCTGATCCGCTCGGCAATATCAAGTCCAAGATCGCGGCCTACTACAAGCAGGTATGGGAACGCGAGATGATGAATATTGCGGACGCTATTCTCGGCGTTGCTGCACTGTCCGATCATGTGACCGATCTGTCCATCACTTCTGGCACTGTTGGCGATGCTAACCGCATCAACGAAACTACCATGATCGACGCAGAGCAGGCTGCTCTCGGCGATATGGCTGGCGGTCTCGGCCTCGTAGTCATGCATAGCAAGGTATTCGCAACCTACAAAAAGCTTGGTCTTGTTGACTATGGTAAGTACACCGTCGGCAACATCCTGCGTCAGGATATCGAGCTTCCGACCATCAATGGTAAGATTCCGCTCGTGACCGACTATTATACCGTGGATACTTCCGTTTCTGGTTTCCCGGTGTACAAGACCTATCTGTTCGGCGAAGGCGCTTTCCGCTCCGCCGACAAGCAGAACTACGAGAACCAGTACACCACCAACTACGATCCGGAAGCTTCTGCTGGTATCGAAAAATTCTACACCAAGCAGGGTAAGGTTCTGCACCCGAACGGCCTCTCTCTGGCTGTGGATAACGTTGCAGATGAATCCCCGACCTTTGAAGAGCTGGGCGCTTCCGCCAACTGGGCGCTCAAGTTCAACGCAAAGAACGTCAAGATCGGCCTTATCAAGTCCAACGGCTAATTAAGGAGGCGGCAGGCTATGAACCGATTTATTATCGCGGATGGCCTGCCCTACCTGCTTTCGGGCGGCAAAACATACGCCGTGCGCTGGGATGCTGCAGGATTCACGGTGGGCGCAGAAGTCAAACTGCGTGAAGTCCCTGCCGTGACATATAGCGAGCTTTCGATCCTTGCGAAATGCGCGGGCCGCCTTGACAGCATCGGGGCAGAGCCGGAAGCAAAAGCACCAACAAAGAGCCGCAAAAAGGCTGCAAAGGCCGGTGATGCGGAATGATTATTTCCGTTGAAAAAATCAAGCGGCTCGTGAAGCTCGACGATTGGACGGACGAAAAAATCCGGCTGAAGCTGGACGCAATCGAGCAGACGATTCGAGCATATACGAACAACAACTTTCAGGTGCGCACATGCAGGAGCGCTGCTTTTATTGAAGGCGGCGCTTTTTTGTGCACCACGCCCGCCCTTTTCCGCCCTGGCGACACTGTGCAGGTGAGCGAATCCGATCTGAATGCAGGCATCTATACAGTTGCTATCGTTGACGGCCCGGCCTTCACGGTCGAGGAATGCGTGCAGGATGAAGGGCCGGTGCTTGTGACAAAGGTTGCATATCCGGCAGATGTTGAGGCATGCGCCGTCAATCTCATGGAGTGGGAAGTCATTAACCGGGCAAAGGTTGGAATCCAGAGTGAGACGCTTTCCCGGCATTCCGTGACCTACTTCTCGCAGGATGGAGCGAATCAGGTCATGGGCTATCCGGCATCGTTGCTGGGCTGCTTGAAGGCATACAGGAAGGCGCGGTGCTGAGTATGGCTAATATTGGCGGCAACATCGTCGGAACGATTCAGGCGGCATCTACGGGCGCAAGGAATGAGATTGGCGAAGCGGTGCAGGCATGGGCGGATGTTTACGGCATTCGCGGCTGGCTGAGCCTGCAGAACGGTGATAGCAAATATAGCAACTACCGCGCAAAGCTGGAAGAATCAACGCACGTTTTTTTGAGCGACTATCACAAGGGCGTTTACTCCCTTGCGGCGCAAAATACGCGCATGGTGATTAAGGGCTTTGTCTATGATGTTTTGCTGATCGATAATCCGGACGAACGCAACGAGCAGCTTGAAATCTACCTCAAGAGGGTGGGTGCATGGAATGGCGAAGCATGACATCGAATTTTCATTCGAGGATAATACCATCGTCGTAAATCGTGCGATGGAAACAGCCATTGAAGCGGCGCTTCTGGAAGCTGCGGGCGAGCTTGTATCGCAGACGGCGCGAAATACGCGCGTCGATACGGGCAAAACGAAAGGCTCATGGGCGGCAGATGTGCGCGCAACCTCCACGGGATACGAGGCAAAAATCGGATCGCCGGAGCAGAATGCAATCTGGGAAGAGTTCGGAACGGGCGAACATGCGCTGGGTGGAAACGGCCGAAAAGGCGGTTGGGCCTACACAGACCGCAAGACCGGAGAACGTGTGTGGACGTTCGGCAAAAAGCCTTCCCGGGCCTTCTGGAAAGCCTTTAATACAGTTAAGCCGAAAATTGAAGGCTATTTTTCGGAGAAGTTCGGAATTTCCTTCAAATGAGGTGACTTATGGACAAGTTCATATTTATTGCTGACCAAATGGCCGCGATTGACGTTCCTTATGAGCTGATGGAATGGACAGCTACTGTCAAGTATCCCTATTTTGTCGGCGAATTTACGGAAGTTCCCGTTACAACCGGGGATGGATTGGAAGAATCCACGCTCCTACTTACGGGATTCCATCGCGGCAGTTATCTTGACCTTGAAAAAATCAAGGAAAAGATTAAGCATCATTTTCACCCGCGCCACGGGCGGCATGGTAGCACGAAGCACGGCCAGATTGTAGCCTTTTATGACGGCTCCCTTTATCTGCCCACGGGCGAAGCGGGATTGAAGAAAATCCAAATCAATATCACGATTAAAGAATGGAGGAATGACTAATGGGCATTCATAGCGGCATCACAAATGGCACTCCCGCAAAGATTCCCTTTGGCGCTGGCGTGTACTTCGCCGGAATCGAATATAGCGAGACTGTAGCTCCGACCGAAGAAGCCGTGAAGGCTGCAATCCTCGGCGCAACGCAGGACGGCGGCACCGTGACTATCACTCCGGAATTTTTCATGCCGGAGCTTGACGGCGCACACGTTGCCATTGCTGAGCTGCAGAACAAGGTCGGCGAAACTGCGACAATGGAAACATCCATTGCTGAGCTGTCCGCCGATGTGGTCAATCATATGGTGATTGGCAAAATTGGCGAATCCACCGACGGCGAATACGATGTTATCACTTCCGCCGACGCGCTGGCGGCGGGCCACTTCTATGATGGATTCGGATTCTGGGGTCACCTGCTGGACGGTCGCCCGTTTATCATCGTATTTAAGCAGGCGCTTTGCACTTCCGGCTACTCCGCCGAAGGCAAGAATAAGACCAACACTGTATTCAAGGGCACATTCGAGTGTCAGTCCGACATTGAATACAGCACCGTTAAGCTTCCGTATGCAATCTTCATCCGCAAGGCTGAAGGCTGGACGGCTGCAAACGTTGAAGAAGTGGCTTCTTAATTGATCGCCGCGCAAAAATGAAAAGGAGATGATCTATTATGGACAATATGGAAAAGACTCTGCCTGTTGAGGCTCCCGCCGAAACCGAAAAGAAAGCCCCGTGGACGTTGCGTCGCCTGAATGACGACGACCTGTGGCCGCTGCTGGACATTATCGCCGAAGTGCTCCCGGAAGATCTCGCTGACATGTTCCTCGATCTTTCCAGTGGAGCAAAGAAGATTGATGAAGTCGGCGCGGCCATGTTTGTGCGCCTGCTGCGCGCCGTGCTGAAGGACATCCGCAAGGTGCGCGGCCCGGTATACGAGCTGCTTTCCAGCGTTTCCGGCATCCCGGCAGCGGATATTCCGAAAATGGGCTTCGGCACTACCCCGAAGATGATTTATGCAATCATCAAAAACGAGGGCGGTGCTGATTTTTTAGCGGAGCTTTCCAAATTGTCCGAGTAGGTCAATTCAGGTTCTTGGACTTGCTGTATCAAAAATACAGCAGTCCAATGGACTTGATGCGCCTTTACATGCGGCGCGGGCGATTTGGTGAGTTCGTCACCGAAGTCATAAACGCCGAAAACAAGCGCAGGCAGGAAGAAGCAGAACGCGAGAACGAAATGCGGCTCTGGATAGCTTACTGCCACAGCTATTCGAAAGATTCCTATGCGGATTGGAAGAAGGCTGTAAGCGGCTCGGGTTCGGCGCGCGGCGGACGTGACGCAGCGCTTGACGATGACGGCATTCGTGCTATTATCGCGGGCGTATTCCCCGAAAAGAAAAGGGGTGAATAACTAATGGAACTATTTAAGCTTCTGGGCCGGATTGTTGTTGACAATACAGAAGCGAAAAAGGCGCTTGACGAAACGAGTCAAAAGGGCCAGCAGACGCAGAGCAAGCTTTCAAAAGCTTTCTCAGGATTCGGGAAAGGCGCTGTGGTGGCAGGAAAGGCAATCGGCGCAGGATTGGCCGCAGGCGGCGCGGCGATGGGCACGCTGACCATTAAGGCGCTCAACCTGTCCGGCGATTTGGAACAGAATATGGGCGGCTCCGAGGCAGTTTTCGGCAAGTATGCCGGAAAGATGCAGGATACGGCAAAAAATGCCTTTGGGCAGATGGGCCTTTCTACTTCTGACTATCTCGCCACGGCGAATAAGATGGGCGCGCTTTTTCAGGGCGCAGGATTCAGCATCAAGGATTCTATGGACTTATCATCCGGAGCTATGCAGCGCGCGGCGGACGTAGCCTCAATCATGGGTATTGATACAGAAGCGGCTATGGAGGCCATTGCAGGCGCGGCGAAGGGCAATTTTACGATGATGGATTTGTTATATAACCATAAGTGTTTAGTCCATCTAAAACCCGGTGAACGCTATCAGCGGTGTGCGGCATAATGCCGCGCTAACGGTGAAACCCCTAACGTAAAGACGAGGGCAATACCGTGCCAAGCCACTAAATGTGGAAGGTGTAACGACTATCCTTAACGGAGTACGCCGTCTATTGATACGGCGGCGGAAGCGCCGGGGCTTTGCTACCGTTTTTGACCATTTTCGCGTTGAAGTTTTATGCTTTTATGGTAAAATATACCAGAGGTGATAAAATGGAAACGTGGAAAAAGATCGTGGGATTCGATGATTATTCAGTAAGCGATAACGGCAAAATAAGAAACGACAAGACGGGCATTATTCGGAAGCCTCAAACATATACGAAAGGCTACTATTCAGTAAGGCTCAATGGAAAAAATCAATTGATTCATCGGTTGGTTGCAAAAGCATTTGTTCCGAATCCGGAAAGAAAAGCTGTGGTAGACCATATCAACGGTGATCATAAAGACAACCGAGCAAGCAATTTGCGGTGGGTCACTACGGCGGAAAACCTTATGGGACATGGACACGAAGAACGTTGCATGTTTCACAGAATGGGCATACTTGCGAAGAATCTGGCAACCGGTGAGCAAATAGAGTTCGTTTCTAAAACTGAATGCGCAAAACACTTCGGATGCTCTAAGCATCAAATAAAGATAAATCATCTTTATAAGCAGCGCAACAAAGCAGGCTGGATATTCAGCGTTTCAAAACCACATAAAAGCAAAGTATGATATAGTCTACTCCCCTAAAAGGCTCATGCATAAGCATGGGCCTTTTGAAATATCGGGAAACCGAGGGTAAAAAGGAACTTGGGCGTTGCCATGAACGACACAACCCTGAACGCCTATGCGCTCGAAAAGGGCATCGGCAAGACCACCGATCAAATGACCAATCAGGAGAAGATTGGCCTTGCGATGGAAATGTTCATGGAAAAAACCGCCTATGCGGCGGGCAACTACGCCAAAGAAAACGACACGCTAGCCGGTTCGCTCGGCACTGCAAAAGCAGCGCTGACCAATTTCCTCGACGGCTCCGGCGATGTATCGCAGCTCGTGGATTCGTTCAGCCATGCGGCAGACGTGATTATAGGCAATTTGGAAACGATCGCACCGCGTTTGATCTCCGGCATGACCGAAATAATAGCGCAGGTCACGCCGAAAATTGGGCCGCTGATTTCGAAGCTCCTGCCGGTAATTATCGACGGCGCAGTGATGCTCATTAACGGCCTTGTCGCTGCCTTGCCTCAGTTGATCCCGGCAGTTTTGCCAGCCTTGCTTGAAGGAGCTATAAGCATAGCGGTAAGCCTTGCAGAAACGCTCCCGTCGCTTGTGCAAATGATTTTTGTGGAGCTCCCCGCGCTTCTCGCAAAAACGCTTTCGGAATCCACAAATCCGGTCGTAAGCACTATCGGAGATATGCTGCTTAATATCGGCGAAATTTGGCGAGAAACGATTTTTCCGGCAATAACTACGGCGGCAGATGTGCTCATGGGCGCACTTCAGGGCGTTATTGACTTCATCGGAAATATCGTTCAGGGCTTCCAAGACATGGTGCAGTGGTGCAGAGAGCACGAAACTGCCGTGCAGATGATCGCGATTGCGGTCGGCACGCTTACGGCTGCAATAGCGGCATATAACGTTGCGATGGCAATCAAGAATGCGGGCGGCATTGTGGAAATTGCGCAGCTTGCGGCAACGGCAATCGGTGTCGGCGCTCTGACGGTGGCACAAACCGCGCAGACGGTTGCGACAACCATCGGCACGGCTGCTATGAGCGCGTTCGGCGCGGTTTTGTCTTTTGTCACATCGCCTATCACTTTGGTAGTTCTGGCAATTGGTGCATTGATTGCGATTGGTGTCCTGCTCTACAAAAACTGGGATACTATCAAGGAATACGCAATGAAGGCGTGGGAAGCCATAAAGAGCGGCGTGTCTACTGCTGTAAAGGCTGTGGGTGATGCGATCTCTAAGGCATGGAATGCGATTAAGACCGCGACCACAAATGCGTGGAATGCAGTTAAAAACGCAGTAACCAACGCATGGAATGCGATCAAGACAGGCGTTGCGAACGCAATAAACGCCGTAAAGACTACGATCACCAATATTTGGAACGCTATCAAAACCGCAACGACAAACGTCTGGAACGGCATTAAATCAGCGATAACAAACGTCTGGAACGGCATCAAGAGCGGCGTATCCACTGCGATAAACGCGGTTAAAACAACCGTTTCTAACGTGTTCAACGGCGTTAAAACGACTGTGACCAACATTTGGAACGGCATTAAATCCGCGATTCAGAGGCCTATAGAGGCGGCACGCGATTTGGTGAAGGGTGTTATTGACAAGATTAAAGGCTTCTTTAACTTTAAGATTAGTTGGCCGAAAATTCCTATGCCGCATTTCGGCGTCAAGCCGGAAGGCTGGAAGATTGGCGACCTGCTGAAAGGCTCAATCCCGCGCCTGTCTATTGACTGGTATGCAAAGGCAATGAAAGCTCCCATGCTTATGGACAAGCCGACGATCTTCGGGTATGACGCGGCGACCGGGCAGCTTATGGGCGGCGGCGAAAAGGGCAGCGAAGTAGTCAGCGGAACCGACACGCTTATGCGGATGATTTCGGCGACCTTTGCGGGCACTGTAGCAGAAGCGAACGAGCGCATTATTGCCCTGCTTACTGCATTGCTCGAAGTGGTGACGGGCGGCAACCGTGAGATCATCGCGGCGCTGCTTGCGGGCCAGACAATCGAACTCGATAAACGCGAACTGGGAAGGACGGTGAGGGCGCTTGCTTGATAACTTCATTTTTGAGAATCATCTGGGCCAGCGCTTCACTGGCCTTGAATACGGCGTTTATATTAACGAAAGCGATCTGCGGGACTATGAATGGAGCTATGACACGATCAACAGCCGCATATCTCGCTTTTATCGCGGAATCACAAAGCGCAAACTGCCTTTGATCGTGCATGGCAGCACAGCAGAGGCGGCGACCTACGCAAAAAACAAGCTGCACGAGCTTGCGGAGGTTGATATTGCAGCGAGGCAGGCGGGCCGCGTCTATGTAGGCGACTACTATACACGCGGCTATCTCACGGGCAGCGCGAAAAGCGAATATCACCTTGTAGACAGGTATTGCAAGCTTGATTTTTCGCTTACGAGCGATGACCCGGCATGGTATAAAGAGCAGCGGCACGTCTTTGTGCAGGGCGGCGAAACCGATGTTGGCACCGACGGCGGCACCGACTATCCATATGACTACAAATACGACTATGCTCTTTCCTTGACCGGACGCAGCATTCTTTGTGATGCGGTTGGCAGCAGCGCTTTTCGCCTTCTGATATACGGCGAAGCTAGCAATCCGACAATCATCATCGGCGGACATGCTTATGCCGTCAACGGCACGATCGGAGCAGGTGAAAGCTTGCTGATTGACAGCCTCGCAAAGACTATCACGCTCACCACCTCAACGGGAGCGAGCGTGAATTGGTTTGACCGGCGCGCGCGAGAGAACTACATTTTCGAACCGATTCCTGCCGGAAAGGTAACGGTCAGTTGGCCGGGCACCTTCGGATTTGAATTAACCACGATCGAGAAACGGAGTGAGCCGCGATGGACTTGATTTACACTGACGCTAACCGCGTCGATCAGGGCGTGCTTGCGGCTCACGCTCTCGACCTTTCATACGGCGCAAACGAGAATGATTTTACCTTGACCGTAAGTGCGGACGAAAAGCCGATTGAATACGGCGCTGTTATCTACATTGAAGGGACCGAGTACGGGGGCATCATTGACGGCGCAGAAACTAGCACGAATGGCGATACAGTGACCTATTTCGGGCGGACTTGGCACGGCGTTTTGAACAGCAAAATCATCGTTCCGGCGGCGGGAGCGGATTACTACACTGCTTCCGGCGATGTTGTGTTCATCGTGGATACGCTCATATATGATCTGTCGCTCGGCGGGCTGTTTTACACGACATGGGAAGCGTCCGGCGTTACGGTGAATAATTATAAATTCAAGCGATATTGCGCCGGATACGACGGAATCAGGGACATGCTCACAAGTGCCGGAGCAAAACTGCTCATAAGCTGGAACGCGCAGGCCCGAAAAGTGCAGCTAGACTGCGCGCCTGCGGTTGACTACTCGCAGAATCCGGTTGACGGTGATATGGCGCAGCTGAAAGTCACGCAGAACGCGCAAAAGGTGAATCATCTAATCTGCCTCGGCAAAGGTGAGCTTTCCGCGCGCGAGGTGATTCACCTTTACGCGGATGCAAGCGGAAATATCGGCGATACGCAGACATATTCCGGAATCAATGAAGTGGCGGCAACCTACGATAACACTAACAGCGAGGACTTGCGCGCCGACGGCATCAAGCGATTTAAGGAGCTGAGAAGCACCGATAAGGCGGAGATTGACGTTGCTGAAACGGATGCGCTTTTTTACGATATAGGCGATATTGTTGGAGCAACCGAAATCCGGACGGGCATCTCTGCAAATGCGCATGTAACGCAAAAAATCGTGCGCATAAACAACGGCGTTGCAAGCGTCGAATATAAAACGGGAGGCTGATTAGATGGCTGAAAACTATTTGATAACCGGTTATCATGGAGCGCCCCATGTGACCGCAGAAAATGACAGAGGCATCAATGCGGCCATTTTCGGCGCGGGCAGATACGTGCTTGATGTTGGCGAAAAATTCCGCGCGGAATACATCGGCAATAACACAATCCGCATGTATGACGGCAAGCTTTGCGACAACGGCGCGGCGGCGGGAATCCCTGCCGGGGAATATGTTGATCTTGTGATTTCGAATGCAAGTCAGCTTATGAAACGAAATGACTTGATCGTTTTCCAATACTCTCAGGACGCTTCCACGCTGATCGAAAGCGGCGCTTTCGTCGTTTTGCAGGGCATCGAAACAAGCGGCACGCCCGCTGATCCTGTACTGTCGCAAAGCGATCTTTTGTCCGGAACGGCATCTTTTGACCAGATGGCCCTTTGGCGCGTATCTGTGTCCGGCGCTACGATCTCCGCGCCCGTGCAGCTTTACGAGCTCGCAAACACGAACAGTGAAGCGCTGGAAGCTCTTGCGGAAATCGAGGGCGATATTACAGCGCTCGAAACAAAGGTCAACGCCAACACGACAAATATCAGCAGCATTTCAAGCCAGTATAACACGCTATCTCAGACGGTCAACAATACCGCCGCAAAGCTTCCGACGAACATCGCATGGACGAATCTCACCGTTGGCAGCACCTATTTTTCGTCGGTTGAGCAGCCGAAATACAGCGTATACGGCAAAATTGTATCCGTAAAAGGCGTTGTAAAGGCGAAATCTGATATAGGGTATTTGCTCCAGCCAGTGCTTGCAAGCGGGATTCCGTCCGCTTATCGGCCCTCATCGCTTGAAGTGAAACTTTGCGCAACAAACGCCGCCACTTACGGCACGTTTTTGTGTCAAGTGACCACGGCGGGCGAAATCAAAAGCATGGGTTTCAAACCTTATGCAAGCGGCGAAATTGACGATATTCCGGCTAATACGGAACTGCGTTTTAATTTGACGTACCGAATCTAACCACTAGGAGCTGATTAAGATGGGCATATTAAACGACTGGCTAGACTATATCGACGCGCAGGTGGGTCGCGGGGTCTACCTTTGGGGCGGTCAGGGAAAGCATGTCAAAGATGTGGCCGATGTTAAAAGCTATATCAACAGCAAAGCGCAGGACAGCGCGAGGGCGGCAAAGGTCTGGAAATACTACCAGACATTGAGCAAAGCAGAAAGCGATATTCGATTTTTTGACTGCTCCGGGCTTGCGATGTACTTTTTTCAGAATTTGCGCGGCGTCACAAAAAGTGACACTACTGCCGATGGCCTGTGGAAAGGTTGTGCAAAACTCACCAAGAGCAACCTAAAGCCGGGTGATTTTGTATTCAAGCAGAGCGGCGGCAAGATGGTGCATATCGGCTATGTGGCCCGAAATGGCCGTATAATCGAGGCACGCGCAAGCGGCTATGGAGTTGTCAAGCGTGATCTTTCGGCGGGCTCGTGGACGCATTATGGCCGTCACAAGTGGCTCAAAGCGGAGATTGAAGGCAGCACAGCAAGCACGGCAAAACCTGCAGCAAAGCGCACTGTTAAACAGTGGCAGAGCCTTCTTTTGATGTGGAATCCTAACTGCCTGCCTAAATATGGTGCCGACGGCGATTACGGCAACGAAACCGACGCGGCTGTAGCGGCTCTGATAGCCGATCTGCAAGCACTCAGGAACGAAAGGGGCTGACCTGCATATGTGGTGGGAACAAATCACGCTCGGCAATGCGTGGGCGTGGCTTTTGTCTGCTGCAGCGGCCATTGTGGCGCTTGCAAAGGCGTGGGAAATCATCCGCAAGGCGCTGAATCCGGCGGCGGATTTGCGTGCGCTACTGAACAAGCACGAAACGCAGCTAAAGGCGGATTTTGACCGGCTGAACGCTCTTGAACAGGAAATGAAGGAATCCCGCAAGGCGGAGGCCGTGATGTGCCGGGCACTCTTTGCACAGATTAACCATGAATTGAGCGGAAATGATGTGGAAATCCTGCGGCAGTCCCGCGACGAAATGCAGGATTTTTTGATTAAACGATAGGAGGAATGAGCTATGATTGATTTGACGGATATTATTCAGGCGGTGATCGCGCTGATTGCTGCGATTGTGACCTATAGGGTGATTCCCTGGGTGAAAGCGAGGGCAAGCACGGAACAGCTGGAAATGCTGTCCATCGTAACCAGAACGCTGGTTTTTGCTGCCGAGCAGATCTACGGCGCAGGCAAGGGCGCGGAAAAACTCGCCTACGTGAAAGCGCAGCTGGAAAGCAAGGGTTTGAAAGTGGATACAGACGTTATTGAAGCTATGGTGCGCGAGCTTGCGTCCGAGGGCGCAGAGCAAAAATAAGCAGAAGTGGAGGAAATCTCCGCGAACGCAAAGGAAAACTCCACAAGTGAAGATGAATACGGTTGATTCCGAACATTATTAAAGCCGGGGGCGTAATGCCTCCGGCTTTTTTTATTTGCTCTTATTCCTCAGTTTCAAACACTGCGGCGTATTCATCGAGGGTGGCGATCAGTTCTGCATCGCTGTCGCATTCGCATTCGATGATTCCGGTGATTCGGTAGGTGTCGCCCACCTTGTAGATGTTGAGCGGGTCTGAATTGCTGTAAAAGTCAAGCGCCTTTTTGCTGGCTCCCATGATCTTGAGCTCCCTGTATTCAATGCGTTTTTTCATGGTGTCCACTCCTTTTATTCGATGATGAGATATTCGACGGGATGCGGTGGAATTCCTCTATTCAAAGGATCGAGGCGTGCGGCTCACTGTAACGGATGCGGTAGGGCCATTCTACGATGGAACCAATGAGCACGGCGGCGGCGAAAAAGAGAAGGATTGACATGGGGTGCTGCACCTCCCCTCCCAAACAGCTTGCTTAAAAGGGTCAGCGCGTATATGATCTCGTTTTCGCTCATGCTGTCTATCAGCGCGTGAAGCTTCTCTTTCATGGTGTGCTCCTTTCAGTTTTTGATGACGGTAATATTCAAACGGCAAAGCGCATCGTACCCGTACATATACATGCGTCCGGTTGTGATGTCTTTTACGATGGCTGTCTTACTCTTTTCACTGCGGCCTTCTTTTATGGCTTCGAGCACAAAAACGTGCCCGTTGTTGTTGCCTACGAATATAGCTCCAATTTTTAGGGTGTGCATTGTGTCCCCTTTCTGCCCGGATAGGCTCCGGGCGGGCCGTCGGTCGGTCAGGCGTTCATTTCCGCCGTGTACATTGCCTGCACGGATTCGCGCACTGCGCGGCGGAAACGGTTGTCCGTGTGCAGGCGGTAGAAGGCGACGCACTTCTGCAGGGTTTCAATATCCTCGGCAGTGAGAAGGGCGTTCTCCTTAAGCTCTGCCCAGTATGCGTCCCGGCCTTCCGGGCTGAGGGAAAGCACTTTGCGTGCGAAATCTTCCATAGAGGTGATGGCTTCGAGGTTCATTGTTCTTTCTCCTTTCGTCGGTGCCCGCCGGTGCGGGGGTTATGCTACTGCGCTCGCTTCGATTTCTTCGACCTGCTCCCAAGTGAGGAAACCCGCGGAAACGATGCGGTTTTCGATCTCACTGAGAACGATGGAGCTTTCAATCGAAAGATCAGAAAGCAGGTGGGCGGCGATGCGCGCGAGATAACCGGCGGCGGTCTTTCGAGTAATCAGGGAACCGGGGACGATCAGGGAATTTACTTTCTTCATTTTCTTTTCCTCCGTGCTTTGTTCGTTCCTTTACTGTGATTACAGTATACCACATCTTGCGCAAGATGTAAATTGATGGAATATACAAAAATTAGGCTGAAATCTTATGCAAGATGTATCTTGCGCAAGAAAGAGCACTACTGGTATAATATAGCAAAAAGGAATAGGAGAGATGCACATGAGCGAGGAACGACGAAAAAAGGCCACGGCGTACAAAAATAGGTTTAATGCAGAAAACTACGACCGTATAAACCTCACTGTACCTAAAGGCCGAAAATCGGCCATAGAAGCGCATGCAAGCAAACACGGGGAAAAGGTCAACACTTACATAAACCGCATCATACAGGCCGATATGGGCCTCACGGATGCGGAATGGAAGGAAGGCGCGAAGGATGACGGTTGAAGATGTTAAAAAATATGCAATTGAAAAGCGAATGCCGAAACGTGGTATTGATGACATGATTCGTCGGCTCAGTGCTGAGCATGGCGATCAGATCAGCGATGAATTGTATTGCCTGCTCTGCGCCGAGATTGACAGGAAGGCCGGATATTGGGAAAGCGTGCGCAGCTTCCTCGAAAAACGCAGCGAAGAAAGGAACAGGGAGCGCGACCGGCTACACCGCGAGAAGGAGGATTGAGCATGAACAACATAAAATTCGGGGCTGGAACGTTCATCGGTGTTATTGGGGGCGATACAACGATCAATCTCGGAAGCGGCATTCCGGCCGATGATTGTATTCCCGAAAATGATACAGCTATTAAGGCGTTGCGCAATATCGGAGAAGAAGCAACGCTATCGGCGCGCGTCAGGATTAACAAGCTCCTGTGGTATAAAATACTATATAGGAAGTCGTGGCATTGGCCCGTGTCGAATAACTGGCTCAGAATGCACGGTTACGCAATGCGGCACAGGTAGCCGCCCAAAGAATAAGCCGGGGATTTCTCCCCGGCCTTTTTTTGTGGTATCACCCAACATAAAAAAAGAGGGCTTTTTTGCCCTCAGTTCTATCAATCCTCCCGCTTTGCATCAATTTTGCCGCCGTTTTTCCGCTTAAATTCCTCCCGCCGCTTCTCGTTCCGGCGCTCGATCTCTTTGAGCAGTTCCAGCTTTTGCCGGACGGTGATCCGCTTGCGCTCATGCTCCTTTTGTTGCTTCATGGTGTGTCCTCCTTTTGTTGTGCTATTAACAACGTGCCGAATGGACAAAGGTCAATACTACGACAACAAAGGGTTAAAAAAATTCAACCCTCAGTATCTCCTTTTTGCCGGTAGTCCAATTGATTTCGATAGCCCGCACGAAAGAGCGCCAGAAGGCCCGTTTGTGCGCTTCGTCTAAGTTGTTATAGATGCCTTCCCAGCCTGAATGCAGGATAGCTTCGATCTTGCCGAAATCCTTTTCGAGCACAATTCCCTGCTCAGCTTCGGCCTCTTCAAGCTTTTGCATGAGCTCTGCGAAATCCTTTTCGTATTGCTCCACAGTGCGGATTTTGCCGGTCTGCCATGAATAGTTCAGGCGGTCGATCTGGCCGTGTAAATCGTCGATGTCGTGCTTCTTGAGCTGCACGGCTTCGCTGTCCTCGATCTCTGCGGCCCTGAGCTTTGCATCGGCCAAATACTGCTCGATGTTGGCAAGCATCATCTTTTCCAGCGTGTTCTCGCTTACTACCTTGTTAAAGCCGCAGCGCTGATTGATCCGGCAATTGGCGCAGCGGTATTTCTTATACTTGTATTTTGCGCCGCTTCTATTGCGGTGCACGAATATCCCGCCTGCCAGACGATTTCCGCATTCCGGGCAACGGATAAGGCCTGCAAAGATATACGCTCTGTTTTCGGCTGCATTGTCCTTGATGTTGCGTGTAGTTATGTCTTGCAGCTTGTCGAAAGTGGCCTTGTCAATGTACGCCTCGCAGTATGCCGGGTTATCTCTATACGCGCCGTAAAGCATCGGATTCGCAAGCAGTCTTGATAGGCTGTTATATGAGATTGAAATGTGATGCTTTGCTTTCAAGTATAGGATTGCCTTCCGCTTGCTTTGGTGGGTCAAAACGTATTGAATCAAATCTTCCATAATGTCTGCGCAATCCGGGTCTTTTACGATCTTCTTCCTGCCGGTGGTAGCATCCGTCTGGATGACAAAGCCGAAAGGCATGCTGCCGGACAAAGGCTGTCCTGTGCTGACCTTGTATTCGTTGACCAGATCAATACGCTCCCCGCCCTGATCGGCCTCCATTTCTGCGATGGTGAGCTTGAAATTGACAAGCATACGCCCGTTTGCGGTGGTTAGGTCGTATTCTTCCTCGGTAGTGCTCCACAGCACCGGCGCAATGCGCTTCATGCACTCGTGGTATTCAGCGACGGAGCGGAAAAACCTATCCAGCTTGATAAAGATTATGCGATCAAACAAGCCCTTTTCTGCATCCTGAATCATGCGCTGCAATTCCGGGCGCTTCCGGATCAGCTTCCGCCCTGATACTCCTTCGTCGACATACCATTCAACTATTCGCATGTTGTTTGCGTCTGCATATTCTTGCAGCTTCGCTTTCTGCGCGTCGAGCGAAATTCCGTGCAATTTCTGCTCCTGCGTCGATACGCGCACATAGGCCGCTACCCGCTCAATTTTTCGTGTGAATGGGTCTTGCGAGTATTGGCCCGTCACCTTCTCGATTTCTTTTTCTTTCCTTCCCATGTTGGACACTCCTTCTATGATGATATGCAAAGTATATTTGCTATAATTGCCGCCGAAAATGCTTTTTCGCGCAATTATTCTGCATTCACCTCCTATATTAGAGTTTTGCGAATGCTTTTCAGGCATCACCTCCTTTAATTTTTCTGCAATTTGGCATAAATTACAAATTGTCAGAATATAGATTCTTTTGTAGAATATTCAAGGAACAAACGTTCCTGCCCCGGATGAAAGGAGAGCGCCATATGAAAGAAAAATACATACAAAAAATCACTGACTTCTTGCAAGAGCTGGACGAAAGTCAACTCTTATATATTCTCACTTTCATAAAGAAGATGTTCGGGGGCGATTAAGCCTCCGTTTTTGTTTGCACCAAATTGCAGATCAAGTCTTTCACGAGCTTCTTTTTCGGCGCATCTAACGATTGATAATCGCGTATCATCTCCATTAAATCCTCATCCATAAGAATCCCCGCATGCAAGGTTGCTGCTGCAACCGGATCGCCCTCAAATATCAATTCGGATGGGCGTATGCCTAATATATCAGAGATTTTTTTCAGCGTACTCCTTTTGATATTCACTACCCGCCCATTTTCGTATTTCGCAATGGCAGATTTTTGCAAGCCTAAAAGCTGCCCCAACTCTTCTTGTGTCATTCCCTTTGCAAGGCGGGCGGTTCGTATCTTTTCGCCTATGTCCATTGGAATCACCCTCTTTCATTAAATTGTATCTCAATAATACACTAACGTGTCTCATAAATCAAATTTATTTTGTGTTACGTCCGAAAACCTATTGACAATCCAAAATTATTTTGATATATTATAAGTGTCCTAAAAAGACACTTTGTAGTGAAAGGGGTGACAAAATGAACGGAATGATGCTGAAAAGCATTCTGGTTCTGCACGGCGATACAATTCGTGATTTGGCTGAATATCTCGGCAAAAGCCCGCAAAGCGTATCGGATAAGATCAACGAGCGCGGCACGGAATTTAAGCAGGGAGAAATCGCGATGATCCGCGACCGTTACGATTTGACCGCCGAACAGGTAGAAGCTATTTTTTTTAGTTGATAGTGTCTAAAAAAGACACAAAGCAAAGGAGGGCGAACAGTGAAGAAGAAGCCGACCGGCGCTTGCCTGCTGGCTACACTGATTGACCTGCTGGCCGAGCAGGAAGGTGTAAAAATTACATATACGATTGACGAAAAGGAGCGTGCAGCATGAGCATTCGAGAAAAATTAGAGATCATCCGGCAGGCAGAGGCCCGGAACGATGCAAGGATTAAGGAGCATTCGCAGGCGGTGAGCCTCGATGCGAATAACGGATGATCCGCTGCTAGACTTTGACCGCTACGACGCAGAGCAGGCCGCAGAGCTTGACTGCCTGCCGAAATGCGACGAATGCGGCGAAGCGATTCAGGATGATTTCTTGTATGAGATCAACGACATGTTGATTTGCGAAAGTTGCTTGAATCGCAGCTATCGCAAGCAGACCACGGACTATATGGAGGGTTAGGAGATGCAGGATGGAATCGCAAAAGTAATCGAGCTGCTGGGCAACGAGATCGCAGCGCTCGAACGGGAAGTGACCTTATACAAGAGCTTATATGAAGCGACTGAAAAACAGAAGATCGAGTTTGAAAAAAGGCTCGTAAGCATGGCGGAGGCGCAGAACGATGAAGATTGAATTTCCGGCGCTTGAAGCTGAGCAAATCAGCGTAAAGGTCAAGCAAGTCACGGAAAAAGGCGCGGTTGCACTGCTCTATAAATCGGCTCGCGTTGACATGGATATGCTGGATTCGATAGTAGGGCAAGACAAGTGGACTTGCGACTATAAGGAGATCAAGGGCAATCTGTTCTGCGGCATCGGCATTGAGATTGACGGCGCATGGGTCTGGAAGTGGGACTGCGGCGTTGAATCCGCGCAGACGGACGGCAACGAAAAGAAGGCCGAAGCATCCGACGCATTCAAGCGTGCCGGGTTCCGCTGGGGCATCGGCAGGGAGCTTTACACAGCGCCTTTCACGTTCCTGAAGGTCGCCACAAGGCCGAAGGGCAACGGCTACGAGCTTGCGGACAAATTCGCACGCTATGAGGTTGCAGAGATCGCATATGACGATCAGCGGCGCATAAGCCGGCTTGCGATTGTCGAGGCAAAAAGCGGCGATGTTGTATTCTTATTCGGAAAGCACGTCGCAGGGGGCAAAAATGGCACTTCTGGCGCGTTTGACGGCAAGGCAGGACAAACACACGCGCCCACATCAAAAAACGATACAGAGGGCAAAAACAAGCCCGACAGTGCAGGAAGAAAACAGAGCCTTGCAACAGAAGATCAAATAACGGAAATCCGCTTGCTTGCGGATGATGACCAATACGCAGCGTGCGTTGCATCGTATGGGCAAAACCTTGAACGAATGCCCTTTGCGCATGCGGTGGCTCTGCTGCGAAAACTGAAAGGAGATAGATAAATGGCGAGCTTATACGATTTAACGGAGGAATGGCAATGGCGTGCGGCTGCTCTGGATGACTGCGAAACGCCGGAAGAATACGACGCAGCGCTTGCGCAGATCATGGAGATTGAGGGCGATATATCCGACCGCGCGGAAGGCATTGCTCGCGTAATGCGAAACAAGCAGGCGGAAGCGGATGCGCTGGATGTTGAGATTAAGCGGCTGCAAGCAAAGAAGAAGCGTGCAGAGAATACAGCGGAGCGCTTGAAGGGCTACATGCTTTACTGCATGGAAACGGTCGGTGCTGAAAAGCTGCATACAAGCATCGGAGATTGGCGCGTGCAGCTCAATCCGCCGAGCGTGACGGTGATTGACGCGGAGAAGATTCCGGAGCGATTCCTTATCCCCCAGCCGCCGAAAGTTGATGCACGGGCTATCCTCGCAGAGCACAAGCAGACGGGCGAGATTTTTGACGGGTGCGAGATCATTCGGCAAAGCGGGGTGCGTTTCAAATGAGCGAAGGCCGCAGGATTGACCCTCGTTACTACGACATCCCCGTAGGCCGGGAAAATGCTATTTCCCGCAAGCTTCTTGCAGCCCTATGGGAAACAAGCGACCGACAAGCACGCGCGATTGTGGCAGACTTACGGGCCGATGACAACGGCGACGGATATGTAATTGTATCCCATTCATCCGGCAAAGGGTACTACCGGACGAACAATCCGGACGAGATCGAGCACTTTATGCGGGAAACGACGGCCAGAGCCGCAAGCACTTTCGGGCTTTTGAAAAAAGCGCGGCGTATCCTTCGCAGCAGCGGGAAGGGGCTGTAAGCATGGAAATCGTTCTATTGATCCTTTTCGCGGCGGCGATGTGCTTCCTACTAACTGACTAAGGGAGGTGAAGTAATGACAACGGGCGTACAAATCACGCTTATCATCTGCATCACGATCATTGCGGTATCGCTGATTGGAAGCAGGAACAAGAAATGAGGAATGATAGTGGCAGAAAGCAGAGTAAAGCGTGAAAACTATATAAGCATTCAAGGGTGGATGCTTGTCGATCTTGGGCTAAAGGGTAACGAGCTTTTGATTTATGCCTGCATATATGGCTTTACGCAAGCCGAAAATCAAGTATTCAGCGGCAGTCTGCAATATCTGGCAGATTGGACGAATAGCACTAAAGCAAGTGTTATGAAGTGCTTGAAATCTCTTGTTGAAAAAGGCTATATCGTCAAGACTGACAAGACGATTAACGGCGTAAAGTTTTGCGAGTACCATGCAACAAAGTTACATGGGGGTATGCAACAAAGTTACATAGGGGTATGCAACAAAGTTGCATGGGGTATACAACAAAGTTTACCCAATAATATAGATGATAAAGATAGAGAAGATAATCTATTAGATAAAAAGAAAGTAAGAAAGAAGGGCGAAAAATCCACTGAATCCTATGATTCTATCATCTCTGATTACACGGAAGATGAAGCACTTCGGGAAACGCTCGGAGAGTTCGTAAAAATGCGGCAGAGGATCAAAAAGCCGCTGACCAATTACGCGCTTTCGTTACTGACGAAAAAGCTGGACAAGATGGGCCGCACGGCAGAGGAAAAAATCGCCTTGCTGAATCAGTCCATTATGAACGGCTGGCAGGATGTATACGCGATAAAAGATCAAGGAAGGAATGGAGCCAATGGAAAGAGCATCGGAAGCGCTGGAAACAGCACTCCGCCGCGCAGAGTTGTTGGAGAGATTATTCTCTGACATGGACAGGCCGCCGGAAACGCTGGAAGAACGGATGCGCCGGAAGGAAAAGGAGTACAACGAAAGCGAAGGCAATATGCACGAAAAGGACGGCTATAAGTGCAAGAAATGCCAGAATCGCGGCTATTTCGCGAAATTCTATCAAGGCATGGGCGGCATGTGGTACGAGTCATACGTTGAATGCTCCTGCATGGAATCCCGGCGTAGTATTCAGCGCATGAAGCGCAGCGGCCTTGCCGATTTTGTGAAGGATTGCACCTTTGATAAGTACGAAGCAAAAGAGGAATGGCAAAAGGCGATCAAAGACGCAGCGCAGCACTTTTGCGCTGAGGAAGATAAGGGCAAGTGGTTCTTTGTCGGGGGTGCCGTTGGATGCGGCAAGACGCATATCTGCACGGCAATCTGCCGTCATATGTTGATGAGCCGGGGCGTGCGGTATATGCAGTGGAACACTGAGATAGAGAAGATCAAAATGGCGCTCACCGATGAATATACGCATTCGCAGCTTGTGAATGAGCTTATGAATGTTGACGTGCTCTATATTGATGATCTCTATAAGCCTGCACTCGGCAAGGATGGAATGCCTGTGCCGCCTACGCCGGCAGACATCCGGCAGACTTTCAACATCCTCAATCATCGGTATGTGCGAAAGCTGACCACCATTATTTCCTCGGAAAAGTACATTTCCGAGCTGCTTGAAATCGACGAGGCCGGGGCTTCGCGAATCGCGGAGCGCTCCCGAGGATACTGCATCACAGTAGGCCGCGACCCGGCGAAGAACTACCGCACGCAGGGAGGGATTTTCTTGTGATGCTGGACAGCATCGGCACGCTGAATCTCACGATTCACGGTGCGCCGAGAACGAAAAAGAACTCCCAGCGGCTTGTGAATGTGAATGGACGGAGCATTCCGCTCCCGTCCAAAGCATTCAAGGACTATGAGAAGGCCGCGCTTGCACAGATACCGAACGCAATGCGGCTGCACATTGAATCTTTATGCAATGTGAAATGCATCTACTATATGCCGACGCGCAGGGCGGTTGACCTGAACAATCTTCTGGAAGCAACGACGGACATGCTTGTGCGTGCCGGGGTGCTGGATGATGACAATTCCCGCATTGTTGGCGGGCATGACGGAAGCCGCGTGCGATATGACAAGAATAATCCGCGCGTTGAAATCACTATATCAAGGTTGGAGGATTGAGAAAATGAACAAGGTTGTATTGATCGGCAGGCTCGCAAGCCATGTTGAGAACCGCACCACGCCGAACGGCGTTGCAACTGCCACTTTCCGGCTTGCGGTGCAGCGCAGATTTGCGAATGCACAGGGGGTGCGCGAGGCTGATTTCTTGACGATTGTGTGCTGGCGGCAGTTGGCAGAACTGTGCGCGAAGTATCTGGAAAAGGGCCACAAATGTGCTGTGGTTGGTAGCATTCAGACGCGAAGCTACGACGCGCAGGACGGCTCAAAAAGGACTGTGACGGAGATTATCTCCGATGAGGTGGAGTTCCTTACCGAACGCAAGGAAAGCGGTCAGAAAGGCAATATGAGCGCACAGGAAAGCGACGGAATCCCGGCAGGCTTCACGGAAGTGGATGATTCTGAACTCCCGTTCTGATTGAGGGCTGAACCATGAACAAGACGATTTACACGCGCTATATGTCCGCCGAATATAAGCGGCGGATGCGCCTCAGAAAATTGGCTGCTGCCGGGATTGGATTCTGCATCGGCTGGACGGTAATGAGCTTTCCGCTGTGGGCACTGCAAATGCTGGGCTTGATTGGCTGAGATTGATTAAGGGGAGGACAAAGAAAAATGATTGCTGGAATCTACTTCACTGCTTTTGCTCTTGGGATTATGGTCGGGGCCTGCGTCGTGGGAATCATCAACGGGCGCAAGGATCGCAAAGACCGTGAGCTGGAAAGCCTGCGGCATAGGACTATTTCCGAGCTGCTGGCCCGTATCGACTTGGATTGTGCGCGTCTTTCGGAGCGATTCGATCAGTTCCGCGAGGACACGGGCAATGAGCTTTCTGTGTTTGATAAGGAATTTCTCCGCCGCTGCCACATCACTTACGCGGCGATGGCAGATGATGCGAAGGGGCGTGAGGGCGTTGAGTAAAGAGCGCCTCCGGATGAATGCTGACGAACAATATGATCTCAAATGCCTGCTTGCCGCCTCAAGCATATGCGAGCGCATAGGATTGGAAAGGCGCTTTGCGAAGGTAAAGAACGGCCCGCGCAATTGGATGTATGCGAAAAAGCATATCAAGACGCTTCTGGAAGGCGTGATGGATCAGATTCCGACAGAACAGCTTATGAGCCTTTCGAAAAATCTTGATTCTATATCGTTCACGGTTGGGATAAAGAAGCCGATCACGCAGAGCGATAAGGATTTCGGCCTCTGGCTTTCATACGACGCAATCAACGCGCTCATGGAAAGCGCGCATGATACCTGCATGATGTGCAGCAAAACGGGCAAGGAGCAGCAATCCTGCCCTCTGCGCAAGGGCCTTGACGAGCTGCCCGTGCAGCGGATCAACGAAACAAAGGGAGAATGCCCGTATTATGGGCGGATTTAAGAAAGGGAGAAAACGCAATGATTCGAGTTGGCAAATACGGCATCGAAGCCGGTGACAAATACTACACCGTCGGCAAGATCACAAAGCAGACCGTAAAAAAGAAGGGCAAAGAGGGTGAATACCTCGCAGAAACTGAATACCTCGCCGCGCCCAGCTACTACGGCAGCGTATCCATCGCTCTTAACGCCATCAGGCAGCGCATGCAGCTTGAAACGCTCAAACCCTTTGACGGCACTCTGGAGGACGCCGTAGAGGCGATACGGAAGGCTGATGAGCGTTTCGAAAAGCTGATTGCCGGAATCAAGTTTTGAAAGTAAGAAGGAGAAGAAACACCATGAACAACAAATATCTGAATCAGTATTGCATTGTTAGAGCAGACCGCGCAGGCGTTTTCGCCGGAATCCTCGCAGAGCGCAACGGCACCGAAGTAACCCTGAAAGATGTCCGTCGCCTGTGGTATTGGGACGGCGCTGCATCCCTGTCTCAGCTCGCAATGGAAGGCGTGACGAATCCGGGTGGCTGCAAGTTCACCGTGACCGTTCCAGAAATGGTGGTTATGGGCGTTATTGAGATCATCCCCTGCACGAAGGCGGCGGAAGAAAATATAAAGGGCGTGAAATTGTGGAAGCGATAAAGAGGTTTCTTGCGGTAAATTCCGGCTCCGGCTCCGGCTCCGGCTCCGGCTACGGCTCCGGCTCCGGCTACGGCGCCGTCTCCGGCTCCGGCTCCGGCCCCTGCTCCGGCTACGGCTCCGGCTACGGCTACGGCGACGGCTCCGGCTCCGGCTCCGGCTACGGC